CATCACCTTGAAAAATATTACCTGGAATCTTTAACTTAGGTAAATGTTCTAATAAAGCACTCATTTTAGCATGAAGAGGGCCGCCACCGAAATGTTCATCAACATCAGCTTGAATAAAACATGGGCGTCTCATTGACTTATAATCAACAAAGAATTTTCCATTAGGATGGATACCGGCGACTATAGCAGGAGCGCCATCCCATTTAACAGTAACATTAACTGCTTCTTTATTATGACCGGCTAACATGTTTCTTAAAGATCTTAAAAAATCAATAGCACCTCTAGTACCATTAACACCACCATTCAACACCTCATCTTCGAGATGTTCCATATGAAGATTTTTTCCAGAGGCTTCTGCAAGAAATTGTTTATATTGTTTCACCTTACTCCCAATTTCCGTTTCATATCCGCAAAACTTTTTCCAAGATCTCTATCAGCATTATCTCTACCAAATTTCAATTCATTTTTAAGAGAAAAATACCTGTCCAAAGCTGCTCCAAGTTCATCGCTCACCTTTTTAAAATCTTCCGGTGAATTGTTATCATTCATCAAACCTTTTGAAGAGTAGCCAATTGGCTTACCTCTTTTATTTTTTAGAGCTTTCACACTAGAATATTCAAAAGCCTGTTTATTAGATTGTTTTTTACTAAGTGATTTAAAAGTTGATTCTAATGAACTTCTTATTGCATTTTTTTCTTTTATCTTTTTCTCAAAATCGGTATCACCAGGATCAAAAATTGCTTCATTTTTGAAAGGACCTGTTTTTATTCTTGTAGATGATCCTGTACCAGAAAAACCTCCTCCTCCAGTCCATCTTAACATCCATTCAGTACCTGGATTCCATTCTTTAGAAGTATAGAGATCTTTCCCATCTTTAAATGAGATGACATCCAATGATATTTTATCAAATAATGTAACATAATCCCATCCATGTTCTTTATAATCATTTAATGCATTGGCGTTCCATTGTTTTATAAATTCATTAGGATCGGTTAATCCATTCTTTACAGTCTTATTAAAAACATATTTCGAGGCTTTGTCAAAAGGCATTGCTTCAACACAAATATCATGCCATAGTTTTTCGCAAGCTTTATCTGCTTGTCTTTGTGAACCGCCATTTTTTTCCATCCATAAAGTAGTATATTTTTTACTACCAAGAGAAAGGGCTTTAGGTATACCACCTTGCGCATTGCTATCCTTATAAACACTTCTACCTCCAAGACCCATTTTATCTGCTTCTTTTGCTGTTATATCGCTACCTAAATCTTTGAACGCATTAATAAAAAATAATTTAGCATCTGCAAATTTGTCAGGTTTGGAAAACGTGCCACCAGATGCTTTAAGTTCTACATTATAACCGTCTGCTAATTTGACATCGCCTTTATTATCAGCATTACCCTTCGTTGCTCCGGGAGTAGCTAAAATAAATAAAATTTCACCTGGACCAATATTCTGATTATCTATTTTTGTTATATTTTCTATAAACTTATCTTTAACTTTTGGCCATATGGGGCTTCTAGTATTAACATATGAATCTAATCTTACTACTTTTTTGTGACTATCTTGTACCATTTTTTTACAATCAAATACTTCACCGGCTAAAAGTTCTTTTAAAAAATCCATTTGGTCATTAGCTGGTGCACCTGATTTATTAATTGCTAAAATGATAGAGTCAATAAAAGCTTCTTTATTCATTTTTATGTTAGCAGTTTTACACTTCTCATCAAGAAGAGCAACCATAACATCTCGTTGCATAGCTTCGAGAACAGATCTTAAAACCTCATCTTCTTGAACATCTTCGATTTTATCGAGCACTTGTTTTTTGAGTGCGGGCGTTACTCTTTCTAAGAGAGTTCGAATATCCTTCTTAATATAACCCGGTGCCATAAAAGTTGTATATGTTTTCATTTTTTCTCTATGGTACAATTACCGTATCCCCTTTTGTCCACTTGTCCATAATATCATTAAGTTCTTTAGCCATCTTTTTAATTGAATTAGCTTCCGCGCCCATCTGACCGTTATTCCGGGCCCATCTAGTAATTCTATTAGCGCGCTTAGCTACATCCTCTATTGATTTTACAGCTAACTTACTAAATGCCATAGTCTCTAGAACTTCTTTTGCAGAATCTGCTACGTTATCCATATTACTTCCCTGAATTTTGCTTACACCATTGTTCAATTGATTTGACCAATTTTTTATCAATTGAAGTTAATTTTCCATTTAAATTCTCACTCGCTCCATGAATATCTACTGGGTCACCGGATTGCCAACCGGGAAGAGTACCCTGTAACTTGTGCCATTCCATGTTGCGGTTTCCTTTGTTGCGACCTATGGGGTCGTATACATCATCAGAATCATCAAGAAGCTTCGTCACATCCTTTCCTTTTTTATCTTGAAGGGTTATCGAAACGTTCCTAATTTCTTCTTTGTATCCTTCTCCTCCTTTTTCGCCTTCAATCATAATTCCCGGAATAATAAAGAAGTCTCCACATTTTATTTTTTTACCGTAATGGTTACCAGTACTATAATCTGTTTCAAGCTTATCGAACTGTTTAAAGCCTTTTTCAATATCACGAGCAAGATCTTCTTTTATATATCCACCAAAATGCCCTCCGCTTAATCCATCCGTCCATCCTTCGAGGGTTAAATCCTTATAAGTTTTCATATTTTCCTTTTTGATTAATTATTAATATAGTTTACTTAACTATTTAGTCTTTTTAAGATACCGATATTTTTCTTTTGCCAGTGTTCTCATCTTATCTGCAACCTTAGTATCTATTGTAGCATACCTTGCATATGCATCGCAAGCTTTTTCTTTCTTTTTATAAAGAAACATGTCAAAAGCCAGTTCAGAACTGTAAGCATCTATCTCAAAGGGGCTTGAAAAATAATCAGAATCGGAATTAAATGCTTGTCCGTCTTTACTATCATCAAATTGCAACGAATGGGTTAATTCATGGACAAATGTAAGAACAAATTGTTCTTTATATCTTTCCCATTGTTCTTCTGGAATGTATAATTGGTGGGTATATAGTTCTGGGGATAAATTTACTGTAATCTCTATCTCAGATTCAGAATAGTGTTCTTGTGGTACATTTGCTGCACCATCATATGTTAATTCATATAATGCATGTGTTCTATCTTTTCTTATATTAATATAACAAGGAAATCCTAATTGTTCTTCGATTAGTTCTCCCATTTTGAGAGAACAATTTCGCCAGGATGTTATATATTTTAATGTTGATTCATTATATGCCCTTTCAAAGCATTTAAAAGACTGACATGCTGTTTCTATATTTTCTTTAATAAGATCTAATTCATTCATATTGGAAAGCACCGAAGTCCGCTTTATTGCGCATTCTATTGCCAGTGGATTGATCAAATAATGGTTCATCATCATCTTGCCCACTATCTGCAATATCGTCTTGGGCTTTTTGTTCTACGTCATATAATCTCATTTTAGGTCTATCTATTCCAACAATGAACTTCTTATAAGATGTAGGATCATTATATCTATTTTTTAATTGTTTTACAAGTAATTGATTTAACTGTTCCATTTCATCTGAAGATATTATAGCAAACATAAAGTCTGCTGTTGCTGGTAAACCAAAACTTTCAGATGTATCTTCTAATCCTATATCTGTACTTGTAAACCCTGTTCTTGTAGTCTGTGTTGCAGAAAGAATTGGGACATTAAATTCTACTGCTAATCCTCTCAATTCTTCTGCAATTGATTTAATATAAGTATACGAATTTACGTTTGCTCCTGTTCTAATTCTTGCGCTTGAACATATATTCAAATAATCTATGAATATTATATCAGGAGTAAAATTACGTTTCAACTTTAATTCTGATAAAAGATTTTTAAAATGCATTGCGCTTGCTGATGCAGTAGGATATTCTTTAATAATAATTTTACCCTTAGTCTTTGCATTTATCTTATCAATTTTCTTTTGATACATATCCCTTGAAAGTTCTTCTAATTGACTAATAGGTATATCTAAAAGATTTGCATCTATTCTTTCAGCGATCCTTTCTTCAGCCATTTCCAAAGTAATATAAAGAACATTCTTGTTTATGGATAAACAACTAGCAGCATGATGGCACATAAAAAGAGACTTACCAACACCAGTTCCAGCAAGACATATATTAAGAGTTTTATTAGGTAACCCTCCTTTAGTGATCTTATTAAACATTTCAAGGTCGAATTCAATCTTCTCTTCAACTCTATGATAAAATTCAAATCTTTCATTTGCATCTTCAATAAAATCATGACCTACATGAGGATCAAATGATACTGCTAATGCATCTGACAATAAAGACGGAATAGCGCCTTTTTGTAAATTTGTTTTATTGTCGTTACCTTCTAAAATAGCAATCGCATCAACAACTGCATTATAGATTGCTTTATCTTGACAGAAGGTTTCCGATTGTTCAATAAGCCAAGCAGTTACATCTTTATCCTCAGGTTTATCTAAGGTATTAATTATTTCTGTAGCTTTTTGGTATTCATTCTCATGCAAACCTTCTTGTTGATCTAAATCAATTAGAAGACTTTGTTTTGTGGGTAGACTATTATGTTTAACAATATAATCTTGTACCTGTTTGAAGATAAGTTTTTCTGCATTATCTTCAAAATATTCTTGTCTTATATAAGGGGAAACTTTTCGGGAAAAAGGTTCATTGTGTATCAAATGAGATAGTATTAGGTGCTCTATCCGTTGATTCATCGTCCTCCACAAAAGTTATTGGGTTTGTCATTTCTGCGTTGTCTTGTTCTAAATATCTGTCCCATAATAATTTCACTAATATTTCACCAATCATAAATTCAAATTCTTCACCCTCTTCATCGGTGTGTTCAACACCTTCTAATTCGGGTGGTACCATTATAATATCATATTCATACTTAGCAGTACTTTCATCTTCTGCATCTGGCGGGGCCACTTGAAATTTACCATACTTATAAATGACACCTTTAAAGGGTCCGGTTGTCATCTCTATACATTGTTGTGTAACATCATTAGGATGTTCTGGATGAGGAACTAATCTATAATAAGTATTAATCCTAACATAATCCTCTTGTGTTAATTCATTCCCCATTCTCTTCCTCTACAACCTCTTCTTCAAGACCGACTTCACCATAAAGAAATTCTTTATGTGCCACCACATCTATTTTATCTAAAATCTCTTTGGTGAAATACTTAGTAGGATTTTTTAGAATTGATTTCAAGAAAACTTTTTCACCATCTGGCATTTCTAATCTAGTAGAAACCTTTTTAAAGATTCCATACTTCTCAGCTAACTCTGCTAAACCATAATAACGATTTAATCCCTCTTTATATGTAAGAAGAACATCAATCATCTTATTCTCTTTAGTGAGTCGAGATTTAAAATTTCTACAATGGACTATATTACCAATTACCTCAGTCCCATCCTTTTCTTTCTTCTTAGATAGGAATACTATGCTAGATGCCGCATAATGAAGGCCAGTTCCACCACCCATAATCTTTTGAGGAAACAATGTTCCTATTTGATCATATGTGTGATTAGTAACAACAAGAGGAACTTTTGCTTTACCTCCTAACAAAGTAAGAACTCTAAACGTTCCTTTAACCATTTGAGCTCTGGTCATATCTCTTGTTTCCTTACCATCACTAACATCTTCCATCTCTTTAGAAGTAGAAAGATTACCTAATGAATCTAAACATAACATCATTGGCGGTCGATCTTTTTCAGATTCTTCTAAATGTTTTTCTAAAATTTTTGTTGCTTGTGTTCTAAATTCTTGAACCGTTGCAACGGGCAGGATAATCATTCGTTTAGAATCAATTCCTCTTGATTCTATCATCTGTCTTGTTAAAGCGGATTCAGACTCAAAGTAAATAACACCACCGCTAGGATTATCTGCGAGAAACTGTCTGACGCAACCCAAGACAAAGAAAGTTTTGCCAGTAGAACTTTCACCTGCGAATGCAGTGATTTTATTAGAAGGTAATCCTCCATAGATACTCCCAGATAATAATCCGTTTAATATGTACGATCCTGTGTCGATAAAACTTTCGACATCTCCAGCTTCAACACCATCACTTACTTTTGAACCATAAGTGTTGTTCGCTACTTTCAACATTTCATCAAAATAACTCATTTAATCCTTTCAATTTAATCATTATATATTATACCACAAGTTGAAACAAATGTCAAGCTTTTTCGATATCTAAATCCATAGTGGTAGGATCAAACTTTACTTTAAAAGTAAGTTCTATAGGTTTAAGTGTCCCATCTTTTAATGGTATAGGGAGCTTTCCTTCAACTGCTGCACCTAAAGCTTCTTTTGCTGTTTCAAACACGTGAGTAGGATCGGATTTAACAAGATCATCTAACTCTTCTTTTGCATCATCTGGGATGATACTATCAATCATTGCTTCCACGTGCTCCTTCGCGAGGTCTTGCGCTTTGTCTATAACAAGTCCTGAAATCACATTAAATAATAATACTGGTAGCATATTTTCCTTTTTAATTAATCTGTTGTTCCCAACTCTGTTCAATATTATGTTGAGCTAGGGTCTGTTTAAAATATTCATCGGTAGAAATTGGTAAATGTTTATCTGGTTCATCTGTGAAATTCTTAATTAATACATCTCTACCGGGATCCACAAAATAAGGCATTGAATAGCGAGATTTTGTATGGACTGTATTAACAACTCTATGGTTGGTTGATTTTAACGTATCATTGGACCATCTTTGAAACATATCTCCAATGTTTAATACTATTGAATTTTTCACTACAGGAACATCAATCCATTCATTTGTTTCTCTATCTTGTACTTGTAGTCCACCAACATCATCAAAACGAAAGAGTAAAGTAATAGAACCATAATCAGTATGTTCTCCTCCAGACTCGTGTTCCTCTTGCTTCTCGTGTGCTGGATAATGAAGCATTCTCATATTAACATAACCATTCATATGCTTATCTATTAAATATCCTTTTTTATGTTTAAACATACTTTCAAACTTATTGAAAAATTGATGGGAAAGACGTTGAGAGATTTGAAGGATAGATTGTGCTAATGGTTTAAACTCTGGAATTTCTGTAGGCCAATATTGTTCTTGCATTCTTGCTGATTCAATCCAATTATATGATTCTTTCGAATCACCATCTCGACTCTGAATATATCCCATCTCACCCCAGCCGGCACGACATGTTGATGAACCCTTTACTCCATTATATACATATTTCTTTTTCACATCTAATGGTAGTTGAAAGAATTCTTCTGTGAGATATTTCCAATCTTGGAATTCCGATAACCATTCATCGTAGACATTTGTAAATACAGCAAAACCACGAGTCGTATATACATCATACATTTGTTGTTCTATTGCATTACTACGAAAATCGATTATCGGAATAGTCACAATTATTTTGTAGGAAATCGAGAAACAACACCTTTAACAAAATATTGCATAGTCTCGAGTTGTGGTCTTTGTATTTCCCCAGCAGGAACTTTTGTTCCATCTTGTTTAGTAACACCTTGATCAAATGGATAGTATGTACCCATCTCATCATTGATCCAATTCATTTTAATTGTCTCAACTTTGTTTACAACATCGCCGGGAACATTCTTACCCCATGGAGATAGACCTACACAATTTTCTTGTAGACCCCATGCCCATCGTTGATTCATTTCTAACTTACCGCTAGCAAGTTGATCAACGATATGTTTATAAAGAACGTTCCAATTGAACATCATACCTGTGATGTATCGATCTGGCCCATTATCACCCATAGGCGCATCATTACCCATACTCCAAACTTCTTTACCATCAGATTTCCATGCCTGTTGTGCAAGTGAAACCACACTAGGTGAATCAGTTGTTGTATAGAGAATATCATTACCATCATCTAAGAGTGCTTTAGCAGCATCCATATCTTTAGGTGGATCAAACCAAGAGTTTATCCAAACAACTTTAACTTTAATATCTGGATTAACTGTTTGAGCTCCTAGAGTAAGAGCATTAATGTTTCGAATGATTTCTGGAATTGGATGTGATCCAACTACACCAATACTGTTTGTCTTCGTCAACAGTCCGGCTGCAATCCCTGTAAGGTATCGTGCTTGAAATGAATGACAAACATAATTGTCCATATTTTCATCATTACCTTTATAACCAGTGGCATGTAAGAAAACAGTATCTTTATTTTTCTTTGCTGCCTTCACCATTGGATCCATATAACCAAACGATGTTGCAAAAACAATGTCATGTTTTCTTGCAAGTTTGGAAAATACTTTTTTGGAATCTGACTCTGGCACCATCTCAACCATTGAGACTTTGTAACCATGTTTTGTCAAGGATTGAAATCCTTGATGATGTCGCATTGACCAGCCACCATCATTATGCGGCCCCACTAGAACATAACCTATTGAAATTTGTTTCGCATTTAAAATACCAAATAAGGTTGTTGATACAACCAATACTAATAGAAATGAAATTAATCGTTTCATCTTTCCCTTCCGAAAAAATTGTTGTTAATTTCTCTCGCCCATTACCAACAGGTCTTCCAACCCCTTCACGATTTGAAAAAGGCCCCCGAAGAGGCCTTTTATTTTTTTGTCTTACTTCTTAGAGTAGATTCCCCAAAGTACCCATATTGAAACTAGGCCGATTAATCCTTCTGCACCTAATTGTTTTACGAGTGACACTACTGAACCCACGATATCCATTCCGAGAAATGGTACAGCCGCACCAAAGATTACTTGAAGAACAACGCCAAGAGCAATTATTGCAAGACCTAATTCGGTTATACCTCTAATCCAACTGAGCACGTTATCTAACATAAAATTATCCTTTTAATTGTTATTGAAAAGTAAGAGGCGCAGACCACCAGGCTTCCCATGGAAAATGAATCCAGAGATTCTCGGTATCTTTTGCTACCTCCCTTACGTAATAATGAGGTTCAAAATTAACTTCATTATTCCACCAAAGTGATGCAAACCTTACATCACAATTGATTTCTAAGGGCTTGTCCTTTTTCGGGCCCTTAATAAAAGATGATATACGTTCAAACGTTTCACCACTATCGCATATGTCATCTACTATTAAAACTCTCTCATCAGTATTCCTAGGGAGATAATCTTCCCATTCTGGAAAATCTCTAAGAGAGCTCTTCACGGGCTTAAAAGGTTTTTTTAACCAATGGGACATCATAACGCCAGGCGTTAAACCTCCCCTACTTAAACCCACGATCACGTCTGGCTCAAATTTATCTAATGTAATCTCTCTACAGAGTTGATTAACATCAAGACACATTTCCTGCCAAGTGTACCATAATTTATTCATAACAAAACTCCACTATTAAGTATTTATCAAACAAAAAACGCTTCCAAAGAACTTACCTTCTCTGGTGACCAGCCAATTACTTTCAATATTTCATTCAATGGTCCCCTAAATGATTTCTCAAATTGTTTCTCATAATCAATATAATCATGGAGGCCAAACTCTTCAGGTAGCCCCTCCATCATGGCTATCACACTATCCCTAATGGGATTAGGTTGTTTTAAATAAACGAACTTAATCTTCTCACCCTCTTGAATAAAAGGATGTTTATTTTGCAACTTCTTCTCTTTTAAAAAATGATTATATAAACGTGTTGCTTTCACATGTATCGGTGTTCCTTTAGCATATAAGGTATGACCACCATTATACTTTTCAATTCCTTTTACAGATCTAGGAAAAGCTATATTCTCAATAGGTTCTTTTTCAAATTGATTTCTAAAATCAGCAATGAACTCTTGTATAGCAGTTTCATCTTTATTAATAATAATATCAAAAGACTTCTTTAACTTATCTCTACAAGATGTTGGTGTTGAGGATTTAACAGATTCAATACCCATAACTTTAATTCGCGGGTTTGTATATCGAACACCTTCATTATCATGAACATTTAAAATATAATGTTTTTTACCAGTCCATATTCCTTTATCAGCGAGACATTCTCTTTTCATATACATCTTCTGATCATAGGCGTTCATATACTTTGCTAAATCAGCATATCCTGTATCGATTATCTTTGTTATCTTCTCTTCACAAACCTTATCTAGGAAATCAATAACCTTTGATGTCTCCACATCCTCTGGGAATACCTTTTTAACTAAAGCATCCAAAGTAATATAAAGGGAGTCAGTATCGGATGCCAATACATAATCAACCTCCTTTGTTTCCAATATTTGATTGAGATAGTTATTGACAGTGGTTTCCGCCCATCTGATACTGAGCTGCCCTCCTAATGTGATAGCTTCTGAAATTCTTAAATCATAAAATCTAAAATATGGATTCCCGAAAGCTCCATAAACACTGTTCAACATTAACTTCATAGCTAATTGTCTATTGCCATATGAATCTGCTTCTTTCTGCAGTTTATCAATCTTCTTTGGATCTGTTTCTTTTTCTAACTTCTTCTTTGCCTCAATCATCTTCTTTTTAAAGATGACTCTATTATCATACTTCTCTTGCATCAATCTAGGCAAGAATCCTTGTACATCTTTTCTGAATGCTTGACCACTTGCTGCAATGGTAATATCTTTTTCATAGAACTTATCTAGATCGATCTTCTTATCTAATAGGTTATCAATGCCACATTGCTGTGTAATGCCTGTTAAAATAGTTTCAGGGCTAACATTGTATTGCATGATTAAATGAGGGTATAGACTATTTAAATCGAAGCTAACAACCCATTTATGCATACCTGTTTGTACATCTTTTACATACGCGCCTACATAAGCTTTATTCTTTGTATTATCTTTCTTTGGTGGGACAACAATATTTCTATTCATTAAATCGTTTGCGAGAATCACTTCCCACATCATAACCATCCCAAATGTATCTTGATAATTTACTTTTGCTTCATATGCAAGAGCAACTACCATTTCGATTAACTTTTTCTTTTCTTCTAATCGCTCAACTAATTGTACGTCTTTAATATTATATTCAATAAACAGTTGGAAGTTTTCTTTGTATAATGTATAGAGATTACCATACTCTTCAAATGATAATTTTCTTTCCCCTAGTTCTATTGACGCGATGTAATCGAGCCGATAAGATTCAGCAGGGGGACTATTACGTCTGTAAACGTCAATATAGTCAATAACAGAAATGCCAATAATATCATGAAAAGTAACATCTTTTCCACGAAACTGAGTAACTCGCTCATGTATTAATCTCCATGGGGATAGCCTGCGTGCTTCTTTAACATCATATAACCTGACTATGCGATTATACAAATAAGGAATATCAAAACCTTGAATATTCCAACCTGTAATAATATCCGGACCTAACTTTTCCCAGAAACCAAGAAACTCTTGTATTAAATGATTCTCATCAGAACATTGAAAATATTCTATATTGTCTTCATGTGCTTTATAATCCCCACAACCGAAAACATAATACTTCCCATTATTACCAACGGTGATTGCTTGTATTTCTTCAATTGCAGATACAGGATCAGGAAATCCATGTTCTGAACCAACCTCAATATCAATAGACGCGATTGACAATAAACCAAAATCATATTCTATACCTTTGTCTTTTGGAAAGTTATCATAGATCCAACTATACCTATAAGTATTCATTCCATAAATTTGAAAGTTATCAACACCTTCATATCTACGAATAAAATCTCTTGTTTCTTTTATTGTTCCGGGTTTAACAGGAGCCAGATATTTTCCATCAATAGTTGTATGGCTTGACTTCTCTCTGGAAGGTATAAAAATGGTTGGTCGATATTCAACACGGTCATCAAACTTCTGACCATTCTCATATCCTCTTACTAATATGTGATCACCAATCTGATGAACATTGGTGTAAAATTTCATTTATTTTGATTTTCAGGAATGCGATAATAATGTTCTACTTTATGTCCCATTGATTCAAGTGTTTTATAACACCATAATATTTGTTGGTCTATCCAACACCTACCTTTAAACGCCCCTATTGTATAAAGGAACTGTAGGTAAATTAAAATAAGAAGTTTCATCTTCCACTCTCCCTCTCATTTGATTAGTCCTTCTTTATATTGAGTTTTACCATTAACTCTCAAAGCAGTATTAATCTTTCCACGATTTTTGCCATTTGTTTTAAAACTACAATGAACCCATCCACTTGATGGTTTCCCTTGTTGATAGAACTCTAGAATTAACTGGTCAAATTCTAAATTATCTCTGACCCATTCTGCCAACTCATCGTTGCCAACTCTTGAACATTCAAAGTCTGCTGCTTCTCCATGACAATGTTGACTTGTACTAGATCCTCCAACTGCCTTATTTAAAGCAGGTCCTCTGTAACCACTATTTACACGAACTGGTCCAAATTTTTCTCGAACTGGTTGTAAAATATGATTTGCTACATTGGTAAGATTGACTAAAATTTGATCTGTGGCAGGTGTATTATCTAAGCCCATTCTATCTGCTGTTGAACTTTTTAGTAATTCAGGTAGGGTAAAGTTCGGTGCTACCCTAATATCTTCAGCTTCATTCACTTTTCACTCCTATTGTGGGGTCGCTGGTTTGAAAGTATTTATCCTCAACGACCCCGTCGAACTTAGGAAAGCTTCTTTTGATTTGTTACAATCTTAATCTGCTTTGCCTTCTTTTCCTCAGGAATAATCTTCTCCATTTTAATTGTTAACATCCCAGCGTCTAATGCTGCTCCTTTAACAATTATATCATCAGAGAGAGTCCAACAACGTTTAAAAGAACGCTTTGCAATCCCTTGATAGAGAAAATCTTCATCTGATTTATCTGTTGTTGATTCGACGGTTAACACACCGTTTTCAACATTCACTGTAATGTCTTCTTCATTGAGTCCTGCAACTGCTAACTCTATTATATAATCATCTCCATCTTTTTTCAAGTTATAAGGTGGGTAACTTGAAGTTTGATTTTGATTTTGATTGATATTAGACAATTCTCCAAACACTCTTTCAAACATATGATCTAATCCAATTGCGGACTGAGTCAAGTGTTGTAAATGTTTGGGATTTGTAAACAGTGATGCGGCGTTTGTATATAACATATTATCTCCTTATAAAAGCAAGATTATCAGTCTCTCCATCCCTCACCAGCGAGCAGATGTTCAAACCGATGTTTAAGAACAATCCATATTAATTCTAATATGGAATCGGCAGTATACTCACCAACCTCGTCGATTGTATACTCACCTGTTTCAGGATCTGTTATGACTCTATCATAAACCAAGAGGTCATAACTATGTCCTGCTATACCATAGGGTCGGTCATCATAATCTTCTTTATCTTTCCAACCATATGTTTTATCATCAACGAAATTTGTCATTTGCCTGTACTTCCAAAACCACCGTCGCGGTCAGTCTTTTGAGTAGGCTTTTTAGACGTCTCCTCAATTTCGTAATGATTCATTTCGACAAGTTCGCCTTGAGCTACCCTGTCGCCATTATTTATAACAATTGTTTGAACTTCTGAAAGATTCACACAAGCAATAAACAATGGATCCACGTAATCATAATCGATTACGCCTTCGCAATTAATTAAGCTCATGCCCTGTTTAATTGCTGTTCCAGATCTAGGGTGTATTCTTACTGAATATCCATTTGGGATATCTAAAATCAATCCTGTTGGAATCAATGCCCTTTGAAATGGATGAATTGTTATAGAAGAATCTTTTCTTTCTATAAATGTTTTTTTATCTTCATTCCAAACTTTATATCCAACTTCGCGTCTATAGTATGCATGTATATCAAAGCATGCTGAGCCTTTTGTGGAAAATTGGGGAATTTGAACATCATCAAATAACTTATGTACTTTCAATTTTAGTGTCGTCACTTTTCTTATTTCCAATATTATATTTTGCCACTAAATTCCATTCGTCCTTTTCTTTGAACGATATAATCTTTAGTTGATTGATGGGAACAATATTGTCATTAACTTTATCGTTATCCACAATTTGTACTAAATCCCATTCTGCTAATAGATTAACTATTGTATTACGCCGTGCTGCATCATTATCTGAAAAATTAGATGGTTTCCCATCTAGCATAAACAACTCTTTAAAATGTACTATGTAATACCGACTTTGTTTATGAAGAATGTGACAACTCTGATATAGAGTCTTATCTTTCTTGGATGCCACACCAATTCTTGTTAAAGTCTCTTTTACTTTTAAAAAATCATCAGGTTGTTTCAGCTTGATTTCAACGAGCGCTTCGACCTCTATACTCATTTAACTCCTTCAATCCACCTGTAAATAATTTTTGCTTGAGAGTACGTAAGTCCTCATCTGTGAATATATCAACGACTTCCCTAGCTTTTTGCAAGGAGTAACCATAATATTCAACGATAAGATCTATGGCTTCGTACTTCTCGGCTTTTAACCATCGACCAAATCTGTTCTTGGGTCTAATGATATTTAGCAAATAGTGGTATTGAAGCTTGTTATCTAGAAACGGTCTTACGTTCATTTCGTTAGCATGAAGCGCCGTATCAGAGGTAAAACTTAATGTTCTATTAATTAAAAAGGGTTTATAATCCCGTTCTATATGACCATCGGGATCATCTTGTAACAAATCTTTTTTCTTATAGTTTATATCTTTTACAAAATCAAATGGATTCATTGCCATTGTCCTTCAACCATTACTTCGATCAAGCATGCGGTTAGATTGATTTGTTGATCTGCTGCGAATGCAGATTTATATTGATAATCAGCCAATAATAAAATAATTGGTGGTAATGTGTTAGGTGTTAAATGTTCATGTAAATTATCATATAACTGTCTATATATGTTTCTTGGATCTGTATGACTTGAATCATTCACCCATTTACGAACCTTTGTAAAGTTCTTTTCTTTTAATGCGTTGATAAGAGCAAGAAAGTTAGCATCGCCCAATTGACCGAGAACCCCGCTGTCAATACCACCTGTAGCACTATAACGTTGTAACTCATTTAATGTCCTTCTAAAATCTGGATAATATCTCATTATTAATTCAACGAGAACCTTTTCATTATAGTTAACATTATTCTCGTCAAGGATTTGCTTTGTTCTATCTAACATAGATTGAGCAATCGCAGGTGCATCCTTTTTATCTATCTTAAATTCAATTACAGAACATCTAGAATGAATTGGTTCAATAATCCTATGTAAATAATTACATGTAAAAATAAAACTACAGTTTTCAGAAAACTGTTCAATAAATCCTCTCAAGGCTGGTTGTGTAGATTGAGGATTTAAATAATCTGCCTCATCAATTATAACAACTTTTCTACCACCCAGTAATGAAACACTACTACAATAATTTTCTAGTTTGACTCTCAATAAATCAATACCAGATTCTTGAGAACCATTCACAACAAGATAGTCAGAACCAATCTCCTTACACATTGCTTTCGCAATTGTTGTTTTACCAACACCAGGCCCTCCAGTCAATAATAGATTAGGAATATTTCCTTTTTCTACAAATGATTGGAATGGATTCTTCAGATGATCAGGAAGAATACAGTCTGCTACCTTTTGAGGTCTATACGCCTCAACCCATAATATATTATCTGTCATAATCCTTATACTGTCTGTTCAGTTGCAATCCAATACTCAAGTTTCTTTTCTGTGTTCTTAAAATGTCCAAGACCCTTATTTGATATTTTCACATCATAAGTCCCTTTCATCAATTTAAGATTTTCAAGTTTGAAAATCATTTTAAAATTAGAATCAGAATTACCCAAGTCAACTGCATAACTGTCGACGGATGTTTTGGAATCAATTGCTTGCAATTTAATCTTTCCATCCTTTGCTATAACAGCAATTTCTGGTAGACTCATAACTGAAGCTGCTCTCATAATAGAAACGAAATACTTCTCTTCAAGTTTAAATGAAGCTTCCGGTTCTGGCAACTTAATATCTTTTGCAAGAATCTTTTTTTCATTTTCAAACAAAGACATGTTGGCAAATTGATATTCAGCTATCTGATCTCCAGCTGTATAATTATTTGCATCAACACTTGATTGAACTTTTACAGACTTTTCACTAAAGTCAAACTGTGGCTCAACGAATAAAGAAAGAACACCCAGAAACTTATTGAGATCATAGATCGCAAAGTCTTGTGGGAACTCTTGTCCGAGTTCTGCTTTTGCCATTACATTTGTCTGTTCACTAACTGTCTTAATGACTTTACCTTTTTCGATAACCAGGCTTTGATTAATCTCAGCAAAGTTTTTTAAATATTCAACAGTCTCATTATGTATAATCATATTTTCCTATAAATGGTTAGGACTTTTTGAATAATCAGGTTTCTCTGACTTCTTATCATCCTTGCGTTTTTTCGACGCGAGCTTTCTACGTTCTTTTCTATTCATTCCCTCTGCAGACTTTTTCTTTTTTCTGTCTTCTAAGAAAGGTCTATTCTCAGTATCATATCCATGCGCGGCATATTCCAATGCACCCATATCTGGTAAGTTACCGGAGAATACATATGTTCCAACATGGGATAATTTCATCCAAGGACATAGAAAAGTTTTGATATCTATCTTATGTGCTAATTGACAGAACATATAATCTTCTGATAGATAACGATCGGAATTTTCCGATCTACCTTCACCCATCCAATGATCATTATCAATAATAGTATCAAAGAATGCATGAATGTATCTGGAACCGTCAAAGTGTTCTGAACGGTTATGATCTGGTTTATATCGAAACTTAGGATATTCTTTTGCGAACTTTTCTAATACTTCACGTTGAAGCATCATAAACCCAGTTCCTATTTCCAAAGCTTCTACTGGTTCTGATAATGAAATAGTTTGTTGACCTCCTACTGGATTGAAAACAAAATCACCTGTAAATCTTTCAAGCGTCATTGGATCATCATCAGCTAATCCTTTATCAACAGCATTACGAACCTTCTCCCAAGCAATACACTTCTTAGGATATATACCACCAATGATTGGTTTCGTTTCATCACATAGCGCTGCTAGTGTAAGAACGTAATTCGGATCGAAACAAATATCTGCATCAATGAACATGAGATGTGTATAACCGGATCTCAAGAACTCATCAACACAATAATTTCGTGCTCTTGTAATTAAGGATTCGTTGAATAGATAAAAGAATTTTAAATCGATTTGATATTTGGTGGCTGTAGTTGCTAAGTCACAACAAGCTTTTGTATACATTCCACTACACATTCCACCATACATTGGTGTAGCTACAAAAATCTTTTTCTTTCTTAACTCAGCTATTGGAACTTCGATCTGCATTCACTCCTTTCATATTAAATAAACAGAAAACGTTATCATCTATTTATATTATAGGCGATAACGTTTAAAATGTCAAGGACTATTTTATTTTTATTCTTCTTTTGCTTCTTCGGCAGGTTCTTCATCTGTTTCAGGGGTTGCTGCAGGATCTACTTTACTCCATAGATCCATAAAACCATTTTTAGTATCTTCATCAAAACGATTGATCGAAAATTCGATCGCTTTCATCTTGTCTCTGAATACCATATATGAATTACAAATATTTACCAAACGACGTGTTGAGATAATCTCATCAATGCCACCGTCATCATAAGTCCTACGAATTACATCGGTCCACTGTACTAAGTGATCAACAAATGTTTCATCTTTGACTTCATAATTTGCGAGGATCTTGGTAATAATCTTTTTCTCTGTTGTCGCATTTGGATAATCTTGTTCGAACGTTAATGGGAAACGATCAAGGAAAGCTTCATTAAGAATGTTTGTTCCAATGAATCTCCCATCCTCAGATCCTTTTCCTTTAGTATTCGCCGTCGCAATAATATTGAATCCAGGTGCTGGTTTAACGAGTCTGTTAATCTTCTTCAAGAAGATGTCTCCACCTTCAAGCACTGGTTGTAGACACATGATTTTATTTGATGCAAGGTCAATCTCATCAAGAAGAAGAATTGCTCCTCTTTCCATTGCAACGATAACAGGTCCATCTTCCCAAACAGTTTCACCATCTTTAAGGGTATAGTGACCAAGTAAATCATCCTCATCAGTTTCAATTGTAATATTGACTCGAATTAATTCACGTTTACTTTTTGCTGCTGCTTCGAAAACCTCTTTGGTTTTCCCCATACCAGAAAGACCAGTAATGAATGTTGGAATGAACATTCCGGAATTTATGATTCTTACAAGTTCTGTAAAATAACCTGCTTTAACATAATTAGGATCGGGGGAAGGTACGAATGAAACTTCTTCGCTAACCTTTTTAACTGCCGTCTCATGTTGCACTTCACGTGCATCAATTGCTTTAGGCTTCCGATATTGATCGCCCCACTTTGCTTGTGGCATAATTTGTAATGCTTGTCCATAATTGGCAATCGAAAATTGATTTCGGCCAACTCTAAGTTTACTCAAAAAATTCTGATTCGGCTCTTTAAGTCCTGCTTCCTCGGCTACTCTATTTACCTCAGATCTCTCAAGCACTTTTGAATCTCCATGTACTTTCTTCCAGGCTTCAACTAATTGGTCTCGGTGTGTCATAATCTACTCTCTCTAAGTTATTATTCATTATGATATATTATACCATAAGTTTGACAAAATGTCAACCTTTTTGTTTATCAATGATTTCAACGCGTTCCTTATATCTTGTTGAAATTATTATAAAACAAATTTGCATTATGCTACCATTTCTGCAAATCGATTAAGCAGAACGCGCTTCTCAAGTTTTCCTTTCTGAAACTTTTTGAATGCACGTGTTATCTGCGCTGTAGTCAACTGCTTATCGGTATCAAGATCAATCTCATCTTCCGTCTGAACTGACTTGTTTGCTTTAATCACATACAATTCTGAATATCCTAAGTTCGTACTTATAAAAAATCCGTTCCTATTATAGTCTGATTTTGCATCTGTATATGCATCTTGGCTGAATGATGATCCTGTTTTTATCCTTTGATCTTTTGATCCTATCCTACCAGCCTGATCTCCACTAGTACAAAGGAAGAATCCAACAACATTCGAAAATGTTTTATACTTGTAATACTCAAGTGTATTACGTGTTTCACCCCAACTACTTTTACGTGTCCAATCAAATACTTTTTTTGTTTCGGTATCTACTAACTTATTACGAACAGGATCGCCTCCTATTTGATTCTCAATGTTATAAGATCTAATCTTCCCATCTTCCTTGTCCGCTTTCCAATAACTGTGAGCTGAATTTGATTCACCATCTGTTAAAATAATTGTATTAACAATATCTAATCTATTATCTTTTTTGAATCTATTTACATTTGGAATACTAAACATGATTGCAGAATTTAATGGTGTTCCACAAAGACGTGATAATGGAAAATTATATCGATTCGATATAGCGCTCCAATCCCATGTAGATATTTCTTTTTCTTCTCTCATCTTATCCCAAATCATCTCTTGCTTGGTCTCTTTAATTACGCGAAGCTTCTTACCATATACATCTGCTTTTATCTTAGCCTGCATTCTTTTTCTTGCTTGATAAGGAGCGTTGTGAAACTCACTATCACATCGAAGTAAAGAAACAACCAACTGTTCTCTCATATCACGAAAATCTTTTGCTGACATTTTATCTGAAAAGATCTCCACTAATTGTACCGCTCGGTGATCACCTGCAGATGAAATATTACCAGCTATCTTTTCTTCTAAAGGTCTCTGTGCCTGTCTCACACTTATATCATGTCCATCTTCATCATAAGCATAATCTATGAAGGCATATACTTCATGTTTGATTGCACACTTTCTACAAAAGTCTACTAATTGCAACAACTGAATAAATGTTGGAATCATCTTATCATGCATCGATCCTGACCAATCACACAACATATATAATCCGTGATTCTTTCCTTCTGGAACGATCGTGACTTTCTTGAAAATATTATCTGAATATTTGTATTTGTGAATATCTGTTAAAGATATGATTCCCGAATTAGCAGTCTGTGATCTTTTATATTCCGCTGCTTTCTTCTTCATCTCAAATTCTTTTGCGAGATAATTAACAACTGGTTTATTATCCTTATCAACTAATTTCAAATACTCGCGTGCATATTCAAATGGAAGTTGTGATTCGGTTTCATATACCTCCGCCTTCTTTTCGATTCTGATCTTATGTTCTTTCATCAACTCTTTGTATGTGACAACCAAACCATTGTTTTTGATATTCAGTTTCGGTGAATTAAAATATCGAATTTCGATCGCATCTTCATGAACTAATTCTTCTTCATGAGCTCTAAACTCTTTATCAGTAATTGATTGAGGTTCAGGTTTATCCCACGTCCAAGGATCTTCATCGTACCATGTATCATCTCCACCTTCTGAACCACCAGCTTGATTTTTTGGAGCAGCTTCTTTTTGAGATTCATCTTTGGTTTGATCTACAGGTGATTCTCCATCTTCATTTGCTTTCAGTTGTTCTTCTGGACCATCTCCATCTGTTTCAGGACAACTATCAACTGGTGCATCACAATCTTCTTTGCTTACCTGATCTTCGTTTTCTGGATTTTCCTTATCTGGATTTGGAGGTACAATATCTTGCATATTGTCATTATCATCCCATTCACAATCTTCCTCACAATCCGAATCTTCTTCAGTGTCCATTTGCATCTGCATTTCATCGAACTGTTGTAACTGTTCTTCTCGATCTGAACACCAATCCCAAAGCTCACCTGTTAATTGCTCTACATCATCCCATGTCTCAAGATTTTCCATCTCGCGAACAAAATACATTTCCTCTTCAGTGAATCTTACTGCTTCGCGTAATCCACTTTTAAAATGTATATTGAGTTTATCAATCAGAGGAGCTGTATTGATATCTATTTTATATTTCTTGAATCCCATAAAATCGCGTTCATGCATCAAAACCTGATAACCTGCATGCATTGCTTTTGCAGCACCATGATATTTGCGTTTGATCAATTTTTCAATTCTGGCATCTTCGACAATATTTAAAAACCCTTTGTAGTTTGGTCCGAATTCGGAAACCACTTTATGCCAACCTTCTGCTGGCGTATATAAGGCGTGTCCAACCTCATGACAAACGAATAAGTCATAGACTTCTCCTTCCATCTCTTTAAGGATTGGAAGAACCAAGGTTCTTGATTTAGGATCAAATCCTGCGGTAGGAACTTTAGCATGACGGACCGTGATATTCTCGGAAACCATCAACTTAGCTAGGATTGATTTTTGTTCTCGTAGTTCGCTCATGTTTCTCTCTCGTTCGCGTTTCTTATTCTGTACCTATATTATATCACAACTAGACCAAAATGTCAACAGAAATGATCATCAATGAATACAATGGGTTAGACCCAATCGCTTTGATATCATTGATGTTTTTTTTGAATTTTTTTTGAATAAAGATATTCTATAAATTATAAAGTAGTTTATGCTTCTTTTCCATTTAAAGCTCCGTAAAATTCATTATGTTTTAATAAGTATTGATTTAAAACTTCATGTTGTTTCTTTTCCCCTAAGTGTCCTTTGTATAGGGCATACTCGTGATATATAATTCTATTGGCATCTTCACGAGACATAGTTTTTGAATAATATTCAACTAACCAATCATATATAGTTAATTTCCAATCCACCTGGTTTGTTAAATTTTTACCTGTTAGAAACTCTTCTACGAATATTGGAACTTTATTTTCTACTTCAATTAAAGCTTGATCAACATGAGTTGGACCGTGCTTATAAGTAGGCACCCACAACATAGAGAAAAAATGTTTAAATAATTTCTTATACATATTTCGACAATTATAAAATGTCTCTGCCATCTCATTAAAGTATTCATTATCTATAAGAGCATCTAATATAACTTGAGGTAATTCATTTGCATTTACTTTTGTGCCATCAAGATCTAATCCCATGCGGCTATCCCAATGGGGTCCTACCTGAACACATTTTCTTTCTACAACATAATTCTTTACAGAAAGACTTTTCATCTTTTGTTGATGTAGAAAGAAGTTTCCTTTTCTACCTGTGCGGAACCATGAATCTAATGTACCATCATACTTCTTTGATTTTCTTTCTATTGTCAAAGGATACATTTGACGTTGTGTTGTAAATTGAAGGATCACCATTTCATAATCTTCAACAAGGCAAGTCCTCAAAGCAGCTTCCATATTATTCTGCCCACCTCCTGGCGATGCAAATAGATGGATCTCATGTTGAGGAAATTTCCTTGCTAATTGACGAGGCCAACCTTTCCAAGCATCAAATCCACCTGATTTATTAAGGAGACCTGATTGGCTTACACCAGCACTATGAGAGCATCCAATTATTCCAACTTTCATAATCCTTTATATGTCCATGGTTAAAATTAGTAAAAACTTTTTTATAGTAAGGTAAAGTTTTTAAAAATTTATTATATTCAATTTCCCAAAATTCATGATTACAATAATATTCCAAAAAAGGTTTCCAATGAAGACTCTTTTTAATTTTTACGTTTTTATTTCTCATTAATATTTTACTACCTTGAGGTCCTTCTACTTCAGATAATGTCTTCTTACCTTCAGCATGTTCTCTATCTCTGGGATATATTTTATCTTCATCAAACCCTATGCTCTTATGAAAATCCTGATATATCAAATATACAGAAATATCAGAACCCCTCTCTTCGAAACATTTGCGAATCAAATGTTCTTGATAATCAAACCCCAATTCTTTATCATCATACATACCATCAAGATGATGCTGTCTTAACATAAAACTTAATCGTTCTGCAGGTCCGATTAATACTTTTTCAATCATATATAAATGGATCTAAATCTTGTTTCTTTTTACCAAAAATCTTTTCTTTAATTTTAAGAAAGAACAGTAACACCCGTTCTCTTAGTGAAAGCTTCGGCGTCTTCTCTTGTGTTGACAATTGGTTGCCCTTTTACATTTAAGGAAGTGTTTAACAATACAGGACATCCTGTTATTTCCTTCCAAAGTTTTAATAATGTTATATGAGGTTCTGAATCAACAACTTGCAATCTTGATGTTCCATCTAAATGAACAACACCAGGATATTTCTGTTTAAATTCTTCTGTTGCTGATAATGCACAACTCATATAAGGTGAATGAAATCCACCATTAAAATATTGTGCCACGTCTTCAGGTAATATCATCGGAGCAAAAGGTCTGAACTGTTCTCTACCCTTTGTTTCATTTATTTTTTGTTTTATTTTTTTATCAGTAGGATCTCCGAAGAGTGTTCTATTACCTAAAGCACGTGGTCCGAATTCACATCTTCCGTTTGCTACTCCAACTACTCGATCGATCATCAAGTGTTCAATTATTTCTTTGATCGGATATGGTCCTTGTATATCATAACCAAGATAAGGAGTAGGACTAATATGGTTTCTTGTTCTTGCAAGAATACATCCAATAGCTGATCCAGAGTCACCTGGATTAGCTGGTATATAGATGTTAGAAAAATAATCAGATAATAATCTATTGGCACTAACATTTAAAGCACATCCTCCCACAAATACTATATTTCCATTATTTAATTTATGAGTACTTAACTCTTTTAATATTTTACGAAACTCTTCTTCGTAAACATGTTGTGCGGCAGTGGGCACATCCTCAGGATGGATTTCTGGTTTCACATTCCACTCTGGAATATTTTTACATCCTTTATGCCAGGTCATATTTTTTGTTTCCCAACAATCTCTAATTCTATTTACTACTACATCATAAGGATATGATTGTCTAGCAGCAGCCCCCATCATAATATATTCTTCTTCATTAGGCTTCCAACCTGAGTACTGTGTCAATGCTGAATACATTAATCCTAACGACTTAGGATATTTCCAGTTCCATAATTTTTTAAATTTATGATCTTTAACATGCCAAGCAGTTAATGTTTCCCATTCTCCTATAGCATCAATACATAATACCATGCATTTAGTAAAAGGTGATGTATAATAACCATATGCCGCATGTGACCTATGATGTGGGGTATACTTCATCTTATAACGTTTAGTATTATATGGATGTGGCAACACAGGTGGCTTCCAGGCAGGCTTCTGTCCAGCATACCATCTTCGAGAAATCTTTATACGAGGATCTTCATAAAAATAAATTTTATCTGGTTCATCATATTCTTCTCTCACATAGTCTAACAAGCTTAAAGGTATTTGAGGATCATTCTTTTTTCTAGAAAATCTTTCAGCGTCGGTTGCAAATATCACCTCTTGTTTCACACTATCATAAACAGCTAAGGCACCGTCATGTGATCCACAAGTAATACCCCAATATATCATATCACGTTCTCATTAAATATTATATCATTCACAGGTTCATTATTAAACAACCTCTTTATATAGGATGATAAATTTTTATGATTCTCTTCTGTAAAATGATTTGATCTCCAATCTTTAAATGAAGGATCATAACCGGACTTTATCTCTGCGCGAGATATATCCATTAATGTTATGTCAGGTATAATAAATTTTTCTGTATTTTCTATTTCCACAGGGGCATATAAATCTCTATTATGTGAAGTGGAGAAATATATAACCTTTTCATATTGTTCTGATAAAGCCTTTAATACACATCTAGCCTTTGTTGCTTTGTGATAGTCCTTATAATTTATATGAAAATATTCTATAAACTTTTTATGTTGATTAAGGTATGTCATTTGAGGTGATGAAAGCCATTTATCATTTTCCCACTCTTTCATATCATCAAATAGAACCGCACCTGCATGACCAGGATATTGTAAGAACTCAAAATGAAATCTTCTTGGAATAGATTCGATATAAATTACTTTACCTTCTCTATGATTATGCCCTTCAAGAAAAATATTCAAAGACCAATCAATACTAGAACCCGCTAAACCAAAAACAAATGAAGGCTCATCTAAAAGATTGAACCATCTTTTTTCTGATGATATTCCTCCACCTTTTCCATTGAGAGGATCACAATATGAATCACCGAATACGTGTATCATGTACTTTAAAATGAGAGCAATCGTGTTCGTGATTATTAGTATTCATATTATATGATAAATCAATACCTGTAAATGAACTCATATCATCAACAAATACTTTATTTCTAACATGGAGTCTATAGGCCCAATCAGTTCTAACCTCTCTATACATATCCCAACTTTCTCTTTGAGTTGTATCGAGATTAAAGATCCATCTCTTATCATTAATACGTATTATATGTAATCTGAACTTGTGCAACGGTATAGATTTATTATACATCTTATGTTGCCAATTACCTATTTCTGTGGAAACTGCTGAATAGAATAATTCAGATGGTGGTTTATATGCCTTCTCAAATCTTATAGTATCTATTTCATCTGGATGATATTGGGTTACTACATTATCTTCTTCAACATAAATCGTTGCTTTATCATACTCACAAATATCTATGCACCAGCCAGTTGGTGTAGCCGGTTGTAACCAGTCTCCATTTCTCCATATTCCATCTAACGGTTTAAAAAACCATGCTTCATTGGGAACACCGAGCTTATCTCTAGGAGGATGTTCTTCATCAAAAATATTATCACTTCTAAGATCAGGTAGATTCCAAGAAAAATCAAATAGCATTTTTCTCGGCTTCTCTTTCCAATAATCATAAGCCGCTTCGGTCAATTTCCAAGTTGATACTGTACCGCCTGGACCATTAAGAAATATTTCCATTAGAACTGTTCTTTTTATCTTTCTATTAGTTTAAATAAAAACTATCAATATCTCTCCCAGCACATTCAGGAGATAGTTCACCCATCTTTTCTATAATGGAATGTAATTTATCTACATCATTTTTATTTTTGGAAAAGAACTGGGATGATTTATAATTATTTTTTTGTAGATACTCTTTGCATTCTCTTAATTCATGTAATTCAAACACAGTTGTATCCACACACAATTTATCGTCTACAATAGATAAAAACGCTTCTTTGTTCATATTAGTATTTAGATCTTTCTTCGATAATACTTTGTCTTCTTTCATCTTCACCTTTCATATCCTCTACAGCAAGACCGTTTCGCTGTAAACCAACTTCATTATACTTTTTAAATCTTGCTGGGACTCCATACCACAATGTACCACATTTAATATCAGCTCCCTTAGGTACGATAGAACCCATACCTAACATACAATATGAACCTATAACTTGGAACTGATGTATTGATACACTATAACCTATATTTGTATTTTCCATAACATATACGTGCCCACCAAAAGCTGCATTATTACTAATGATACAATTTGATTCAACATAACAATCATGTGCTATGTTAGAATTAATCATCAAATAACAATTATCTTCTATAGCTGTTAACTTTGACCATTCAGTTGGCATATTTACAGAAACAGATTCTCTGAATATATTATTATCTCCAATAGAAATAACACCTGTAGATTTATCTCTAATACTTTGAGCATCTGTACCGATACAAGTATAAGCTCCTATAATATTATTTTCACCCATCTCAACAACGTCCCAATTAATAAGAGCTGTCTTATGTATTTTATTTGAACCTACATAATACCAATCGCTAGTCATGTCTCTGTCCTCACAAATAAAGGTTCATATTCATATTGTCTCTGTCCATCAAATTGATACTGCTTTTTATCTAACTCATAAATTATTTGTGATGGGACATTACCTACTAGCCATGCTTTAGTATTTTTTAAATATGACTCTCTACCTTGACGTAAGTGTCTTACAAAACCATCTCTATTAGTCCATATTGGTACTTTATCTTTTTGAAGTCTATATGAAATGTGATGATCAGAAGCTTTACCATTCTCCCAAACTCCTAAAGGATACTTTAATAAAATATCTCTAGTAAAACAACTAGTTGCAAAACTTGCAATTGCAGTTTGAAAATTTCCTTCTTTACTTAATACCTCATCAACGGAAGCCCAAGGAGGATAGTCATCATATAAAGGTCTAACAAGAGATGCATTTTCATCTATTAATGGTAATGCATGAAATGAAACATTAGAGTGCGAACTTATTTTATCTCCGTACATTTCCATATTACACCAACCGGTGAATACATCGTACTTAGGTGCATTAGCTAATACAGTATCAATAGCTCTTTTATAGCTAATAGCATCATCTGACATAATAACATAATGACTGAAGTTAGTTTGTTTAACAAACATATTCATTTCATGTACTACTTGAGGTTCAGTAAATGCTTTAAACCATACTCTAGGTAAATTCCAATTCTCTCTCATAGATGTTATAGCCGGAGGTATTATTCTTGGCTGCATTATCATTAATACAGGATTCATATCCAGTTGTCCAATATTTTAGGATTAAACTTTACTCTATTCAGTTGTTGAGGTTTTGGTTTACCATGAAAGTAAACTATAGAAGCATTATTTAATAAAGTTGGATTAGACATTATATGACACTTATAAGATAATATACGATTAGGAAATCCAATATCTATTCTGGGTACTCTTCCATCTTCATTAAATAACTTTCTCATCATCTCTAATTCAGAAGGAATATTCCACGGAGCTAATCTACAATGTTTTAAAACCCAATCTCGTTTATTAGTCCAAACATCCCAAATATAATTAGATGTCTTATCACTAACAATACATATTGCATTACAAACATCACCTTCTATCATTGGATCTGATATTAATCCAACATCTAAAGGAAAAGATAGAATGTCGTCAATGTTAGACATTATAACAGTGTCTAAGCCAATAATCATTCTACGATTAGTTGTAATATCTGGACGAAATAATTCAGCTAATAAAGACCAGCCTGGAGTGGTAGGGTCTAGGAAGGGAACAGAACGAATCGGTTCGTTGAATTTATAATCATCATCAACTAAACAAACCAACTCAAAATCTGTTGTAATGTTTCTCTTTAATCCACGATAAAGTTTATCTGCCCATTCAGCGTTATATATTTCTGCAGAGTGTGGTAAACCCTTTCCGGTTCCTTTAAAGAGAGCGCATATAATCGATATCATTAAATCGCTCAAATTGAATAGGCGTTAAGTCTCCATCTTCTGACAACGCCTTTATAACATCATATTCTTCATCTAGTATTTGCAATTCATATTCAACTGAGTCTTTGACTCTCGCTGTCTTTACTTCATATTGTAATTCTTGTAATTCTTTTGCAATCCAAATTCGTCTAATATTTCTATTCATAATATCTCCTTTAAATATGTAGGGAGAAAAATATTAGACGAATCATGTCTGTGTCCGGTAAGTAAAACACCTCCTTCGACCGAACGTAGCGACGTTAATTATAATCTATCCTTGAACACCAAAATGTTCTAATAGATCGTTATAGTCACCAACAAATTTTCCATCTAATATAATTTGTGGGACTTTCTTACTATTTGTTTCTTTCATGAGATTATAAAATAACTTCTTATCACTCTCAACAATAGAATACTTAATTCCTTTTTGGTCTAATAAATCTTTTGCTTTATCACACCATTCACAATCGGGAACGGACTGATGCCTAACCACAACATTCCCTCTAATCTCCAGATTCATTTTTTTTCATTTCTTTTTGTAATTGTTTTATTTGAAAAGCTCTTTGGACACACATGTTTGTATAGCTGGCTGCTATTTGTGCTTTTTCACCTTTAAGGGTTCCAGCCCATTCAGATACAAATTGATTCCATGTAATCATTATTCTTATATTGTCTAATATGCAACCACATATGGATTGTAATTCGGCGGGCCAGAATTCATTTAAAGATTGTGCGTTCTCCATCTTTTCCCAACAACCTTTAACAAAACCATATATAGCATCGCTAGGATACCAATAAGGATTAAACTGAGGTAGGTGTTTTCCTTCTTGAGCCTGAACTTTAAAAGCTGAAAAGATTAACAATGAAGAAAGAATTAAAACTAAAAATATTTTTTTAAATATATTTTCAAATCGGGCCATCTGTTTTTATACTTACGTGGTAACCTTGATCTTGTAGAGACTTAGCTATCTTTAGTGCTTGTTCTCTATCTATGCAGGGTCTTCTTTGGATATCTTTTTTATCAGGCGCGCTCCACTTGACATTCTCTTTCATCTGCGCGTGATAATTATTACTTTTATTCTTATCTTTAAAATACTCTAACCAAATATTCATTTGATTATTTTAAATCGAAGAAAGCAAAAGGAAAGGCTGTGCTTACCAAAGGCATCAGCCATTCCTAGGTACATTCTTATTTACGGTTTCCAGACAAGTATGATGCAACTTGTGCAACGAAAGAACCTTCAGGAAGTTCTACATTTGAACTTGCTTCACCTGGATCAAAGGAAGCGTCTTCCCTTGATACATAGTAACCATGATTCTGGTCGTCTGGGTTATCGCGCCAGTCGGTGTGTCTCTGCTGATCGCTTTTCTTACCCATTTTACCTGCAGCCTTTGCGGCACCACCTTTTTTGCTACCCTTCTTGTCAAAGTCTTTACTATCACGATAGGCATCAAATTTGTCAGCTTGCCTTTTTCGCTTAGCGTCTGATTTTGCGGTTTTGGTTGTTCCTAGCGTTGGTTTCTGGGAGCTTGGATTATCACGGATATCATTATAAGCTTTTTGAGCCGCGTCATCTGCTGTGGCAGAACTTATTTCATCAACAGGTTCTACTTCTTCTTTCTTTTCCTTTTTAGCGTACCATTTGTCTTTGTCTCTTTCTTGATCACCTTTTGGCACTAGTGCCCGCATATCTGGTCTTTTCCTCACGGGTTCTTTTTTGTGCATTCGAGGATTTGCGGCTTTGTGAGCTGCAAAAGCTGCGTCGCCTTGATACCAGGCAGCCTTGACATCATCTTGATCGTCTTCTTGAACTTCTTCATCATCGTCGTCTTCATCGTCTTCATCGTCACTATCATCATCATCTTCTTTTACTTTAGATTTAGCTTCTTTTGCAAATTGAGGTGGGACTTTTCCTTTTTTAGGTTTGTCATCACCTTCATCTGAATCACTATCATCAGAATCATCATCATCACCTTCTTCCTCTTCATCATCTTCTTCTGCGAAAAGAGTTTGAGCGATTTTTAATTTCTCGTCTTCAATTGCGGCAACAACCTTAGCTTCAACGATTCCATTAAACTTCTCATTAGCTGCGTGTAACTCACCGGACAGGACTAAATCCACCAGTTCTGACGCAGGATTCGAAGGAGTTTCCGTGGCCTCAGTTGCATCGTCATTATTTACTTCTTCTTGTATTTCCTTATCCGACATTGATACACTCCGTAATTTATTGTCAGTTTGTCATTTACTTTATTTATACGATTTTAGAAGTCCTGGAAACTTTCTGTCTCATCCCATCGGCCTACAACGCCAATCATAGGGTCTTTATTAGGATGATCATAATTTTTATTATCTAATATCTTTGTACCAATAACATATTCTAATACTTCAATACATTTATCAAAACGCATATTATGTATTGATTCTAATCCCATTAATGTATTAAGTATGTTATCTTTATCAATATCAGGGTTCTCCATAACATTCTCAGATAGTAATTTTACATCATCTGAAATCTGTCCTAGCTGTTGTATAGATTCTTCTAAATCAAATCTATCATATAAAGCACCTTGTGTTATACTCATAAATTCCTTTGGTGGGGAGAGATGGAGTCGAACCATCACAGTCTCAGACGGCTGATTTACAGTCAGTTGGGCTCACCTATGCTCAGTCTCCCCTTATGTTGGGTATTTTAAATTATATTCGTTCATGATCTCTACTATCTTATCACGGACTGTTTGAAAAACTTCTTGTTCTCCCTCTGAATATTTTTCTTCCTGATATTTAATTTCACTTCTAATAAACTGTTCTATGTCCCACATAGCTAAAGACCAGTTCATACCATCAGCTGATTGACGATAATTCTCATGGTCTTCAGGTAACTCAAATTCTAATGTAGCTCTCATTGGCTTTATTTCCTTACCTTGTATATGGGTTTCATATTGCTTCTTTTTAACTTCAAAGGGCATCGCCGTTCAATGCCTCACTGATAGGGAACCACGCATCAGAGTTATATGACTTATCACAAATGTAAACATCGAAAAAAGGTTTACCTACAATTAATTCATGGTAATTAACACCCCATCTTTTTAATTGTTCTGCGGTCTGTGGTTTCCAAAATTCTGGGTTATCTTTATACGTTCTACAACCTCTTCCTGTCCATAGTATAATACGATGACCCTTTTCATATAGAGCGTTTATATGATCGATCCGATCCTGCCATGGTTCCATATCCATATAAGTAATCGTATTATCATTTTTTTCTTTTCTTACTGTATCACGGTTAGTACAAATAGTACCATCAATATCGAAGCAATAATGCATTAGTAATTCCTTTCTAATTGTTAACGGACACGTTTACTTGAGTGCATGCTGTAGCCTTTCAACAAATGTTATATGAGCCTTTGGTGGTTTCTTAAATTGAAAACCATATGTTCTGCTTTCTAAATCTTTTAAAACATCCGCAATTTGATACGTTTCAAATTCATATATGTCGTTATTCATATCACCAGATTCAAACTGATGATGCCTCGCATAGTATTCTAAATTTGTAAGTGCTTCTTTATATATCTCTCTGTTCTTAGAATTTGCAGACATTATTGACATACGTAACCAATTTCCAATTCTATCTACATTAGGATAATAATTAAATCGATGTAACCACTCTTGCATGAATTCAACCTTCTCACGAACATCTTTTATTCGCTTTACTCGAACTCTTGCTACTTGCCAACTTATATTCCACTTGTCTGATCTCATATTAATATTATACTACATACAAAACAAAATGTCAAGGAAAAAGAATTATAATGCTCCAAAGAAAATATATTGATCCATAAACGCCCAAACCTCGTGTGGTAATTCTGCCCACCTACAAAGTTTAATGAAGTTAAGTTGCCAGAAAGTATACCAGTCTATACTAACAAAACTATATGCATAACCTAATAAGAATCCAATTAAAAGATATTTTAACATTATTCCTGTTCTTTTAAAACCCAGTAATATCTTCCATAAGGTAGGTGTGCGGTTTCACAATAATCATAAATCTGTCCATAATGTTCTAATACGCCGCCTTTATCTGTTGTCTTCATATACTTGATAGGACAGTCTTCAGGGGCTGTAACCGCTATCCATGTAACAATAATAGCTTGAACAGCTAGCATAACTGTGGTTGGTATAATCATCGATGGCCTGACCAATTCATATAAGGATCATCATACATTTCACGTTGAGCTTGTTCCTTTCTCAACATTCTAATCATATCTCCACGTTCTTCATCTATAACATGCTGAGGTCGAGTATCTATATCTTCCATAGGTTCTTCAGCAACTTTCTTTGCTATTGTATCTACCATTCCTTGACTCCATAAGTATGTTAACATTTCTCAGACTCTTTTATATGATATGTTAAGTCTCTTTCTAATGTAGCGACTCTCTCCATAAGAATTAATATTTGATTTTCTAATCTATCAACCCTACTTGTATTAGGTTTAAACGGATTATCGTTTTTCATATTAACCTTGATATTCATTGACATGATTCTCTGCCTCTTCAATTGTTTCAAAAAACGTTCCGGAACGCTCTTCTCTCTTTCCATCTATCACTGTCCATTCTCGAACTAGATATTTTCCAGATGTTGGTGAATCCCAAATCACTTCTTTCTCTCTCAAGATTTCAATAGTTGCATATTTAAAATCTGGTACCTTTTGAATTCCTCTAACAATACTTGCCATATTAAATCCTATGCTAAAATTATATCATCATGGTCTGCACATTCTGCAGTTCCATCTTCATATTCAACCACGTAAGCTGGTCCGGTTTGTGTAAAAAATTGGTATTTAACTTCACCCGTTTGGGGAAGTAAAGACTTCCTGCTATCGAGTGCAATGACAACCTTATCTCCAACTAAAAAATTATTATCTTCCATATGACCTCTATAATGCAAAGAAAAGAATTATTGTTAAATACATCAGACCACCAAAGACGACGGTCGTTCCTATGAATCTTAATATCTCTTGTAATAGCATAATCTCTCTCATAATAAATTAAAGTTAACCGCCACCCTCCCAACTCTTCGCTTCGGTGGTTGATCACCGGTATGTTAAAACATGTGTGCGATCGTCTGATCGAACCATTCGTAGACAAAACCTACTGCCATTGGTACACATATGAACTGAGTACCAGGAAGTGCTGAACAGAATAAACTGAATCCACCAAATAACAAATTACTGTTATCTGCAGTGACAAGACCAACAGTACTTGTAGTCTCGACATATGATTGTAACGTTGCACCAACAAGTGGTTCATAGTTATGAAATCCTTCAATCATATCTTTTGCGATCGTACTTACTTCTGGCTCTATCATATCTCTCTCCTCGGCTAGTTTTTTTATCTCTGTATATATTATATCACATCTAGCTCAAAAAAGCAACAGAAATAATTATCAATGATTACAATAGAATAGTTAGAGGGTGTTGATATCATTGCTGATAAAAGATTATCAATGATTTCAATAGGATAATTAGAGGGTGTTGATATCATTGATAAACAAATATCTATAATGATTTCAATAAGATAATAAATTTGTTAGAAATTCTTTATATTCTTTGGGAATATAATGTTTATTATAGTTGTAATCATAATAATGCAATCGTTCTGTTCTATAAAATTCTTTTAAATTATAATGTTCTTTATTAAAAAAGTCAACTGCTACTTTTGCGGCCAAAAGAATACCATCATATAAATTTAGATAATATGGTATTAATTTAAGATTTATTTTTTTAAAAGGTTTATTGTTTTTATATGCATAATCAAAGAATAGTTTTAACTCATGTTTATTTACATCAGGAAATATTTCTTTATTATTTGATTGTTGTTTAAATTTAAATAATTTCCGATTCTTATTAATAAAATCTGCATATACATTCAAATCAAAATCGTTATTCCCATAAAGAAATAATGTCATCATATCCTTTGCATTTTTTAAATGCGAGAAAAAATTTGATGTTTGGCTAAATGCAATTTGTCTTTTTAGTATGTTTCCTGTGAAACAATTTAATCCACTATCTTGTGTAAATTGATATATATTGGAGTTTGTATTATCATTAGCAAATCCAGCCGCAACAGAATAATCTCCTAAAGGGGTTCCCGGAAATGGGGAATAGAGTGCATTCCAATAATAATCTTCTTTTCTAAAATTAGATTTAGAAATTAGATCTAAACATTTTAAAGACTCTTGTATAGGGTCTTCATAATAATATTCTTTTAACGGCAAGTCCTTAGATGGCTTTACATATTGTTTTGGTTTAACTGTTGGTAATCCGACTATTGCTTGTGTTCTTAATTCTATATTAAATCGTTTAACATTGTTAATAGCATCTATGATAGTTTCATTAGATTCGTGTCTGTCTAATAATAATTTTCTAATATTAGGATCACCCGATTCTATTGCCATAGATATACCTGCTACTATGTTATTTTTTGAAATAATATTTATTCTATCTTTACCACCTTTACCCGCCAACATTCCTGGTCTAGCTTGTATATAAAATGGTATATTAATTTCTTTCCATCTAACACTAAACTCCTTCCACCATTTAATATTGTTAAGAGAAATATCCGCTTGATCAAATATCGCTGTTGTTTTAATATTATATTTTTCATCTAATCTTAATATATCTTTACCTTCTTCGATTAGAGTTTCTATTGGTCTATCTTGTATTATACTAGGAGGCAAAATATTTGATCCATCATATGCTTCTTTTAAATTTTCTATTAAAGAACTTATATAACAATATGTGCAAGAATATGCACAACCAAGAGCAGTAAGAACAGATTTAACTTCACTCAATGCATATATTTTAGTTTTGTCTGAAAAATTAAAAGTGTCTTCATAAAATTTTTCTCTATCCATACGAGGAATATTAGCATAAGGCATAGGATCGTGATATATTCCTGGTCGATATAATCCTAATAATATATCTCTAAAAATATTAATTCCCTTTCCTCTTACAACATAATCTCCACCAAATTCTTTTGCTTCTTTAAAATTATAATTATTATAATGACCGCCAATTATTATAGGTATTGTTTTTTTATTTGAAAATTTATATTGTTTAACCCAATCAAAAAAATAATTACTGACACCAGTATATAAACTAATTCCTATCCAATCGGGTTTAAATTGTTCTATTACTTCATATGTTTTGTGTATATTACTTTCATTAACTAACAAATAATATCGTTCACCATTCATGTCACGAACTATACCACCCAATGCCATTAAAGTAATATTTTCTATTTCACTTATATCATGGCTAAGAAATAAAACTCTAGGTTTTAAATTAGGTTTAGTTTGTTGTAAATGTAATTTATAATTTGACCAATCACTAGTTATGCTATTAGGTGTATATAAAGTATTATTATATTTTCCTATTATGGATTTAATTTCAGGCAAATGTTCTTCTAGTGGATAACCTAACGGATTTTCTAAATTATCTTTTTTCTTTGGCAACATTTTTTGGTAGTCAATACTATTGTACTTTGTCAAGAACAATGAAGACATATAGAGCAATAAACGCTAAACAGAAACAGCATATTAGAAAAGGTTTCATAGAGATCCTAAGCATCTTGCATTAATCTTTGAATGGGGACGGGGGGTCTTTGTATTAGATCCCGTTACATAATGAAGTAATAGTTGAACTTGATATATTCCTTCAAAGGGCAATCGCCAATGTACGTGCTTCTTGGGGTCTTGCGTGTACAAGAGGGCATCTCCAATATTTAGCTTTATTGGAACATCGTCATCGATATATAGAGGCCATACAGACCCTTGATAGCTATCACTATAAAGGTAACCTGTAGGTATAGTAAGAGATATTTCACAGACGTCCTTATCTATATGTTTATTTAAACGTGCACCGATTTCATATACAATGTAATATGAATAAGAAGGATAAATTTCCTTATCTTTAAAATATCGTTGCACTCTTGGTAAAAAAGCATTTAATGATGCTTCAGCAAAACGATCTTGATATGCTCCATGAGTTTCAGGTCCAGGTGTTTCATGTTTCTTTTTACTGTAAGGTTTAAATCGCTCTAATCGTTCATTGAGAGCATATACTGTAAATGCCTTACAATAGTCTTCATCTATAAATCCAGGTATTACTTTAAACATGTATCAACTGTGTCCCTAATTTATTGGCCATGGTTAATACATCCATCGGTCTACTATGTTCAGTTGTCCAAAATTCCTTTAAATCAAAGCTATGGCCCTTCCAAGGCATTGTTTGATTAAAATAAACTAAAGCGGGAACTCTCATCATTCTAGCTAAATGAGCAATACCACCTTCTGAACAAATTAAAAATTTACAATTCTTTAATACACTAGTTAACATATAACCATATTGATCGAAATTATATTCGATGTTATAGATCGTCTTGTTAGGTCCCAAGCTTGGAACAATAACTATCTTATGTCCATTTGCTTTAAGACTTCTTATCATCATTTCTATAGAAGTAAGATCTGCTACTTTATCTTGATGAGCAGCTGATTTCGATTTATGATGTGTATATAACCATATGGCTACATAATCCCCTCCTTGATGCATTTCTTTTGCCGGCCAATAAACATGATCGTGTTGACCTAATGGTGGATCATCTGTTTGAGTAAATGTTTTAAACTCATGTGTAATTAAATCATTAGGTTTAAAAAAGTTTAATACTCGTTTTACCTGTCTATGGGTTCGAGGTTGTAAATGCCAATTAATTATTGTAGGTTCACTAGCACTTATATAATCATATGATATCTGATTTATTAAATCCCCAAACCCAGAGCTATATCCTTTATTTGTCCAATACTTGTTTATTTCCATTTAGAAGTTTTCTATACATTTTATATGCTTTATCTAAAACATTATCTAGGTTCTGTGACATTTCTCCTTGTAGTGTCATTTGATCAATAATATATTCACCTGTGTATGGGTACATAGCATTAATATGTTTGTTAACTTTATTAATAACTAGTCTTCGAGTATACATAGATCTCCTTTATTCGTCTACATTAACACATCCTACTATATGACATCTATCCACATCCATAGATAGATTAACTCCAGAGTGATAAACCTCTGTATTCATTAAATGAGCTCCTCCTGTTGGTTTTATTTGATGTACAACTTTATTACCATCATTGTCTTCTATAATATGAAAACTGTCACTATCCCCATATAAGGGAATATGTATTCTCATTCCTAGATCATAATGCCATGATAGACACGATTTAGGTTTTAATAACATTAATCGAGTCCTATACATCTTTAGTTGTTTTATTAACTTATTCGTATATGGCATATCAAATATAGGAACAATAAAATCTTTTTCTTCGTGACCACCATCTTCTAATTCTTTAACTCTTCTCGATCCAAAATAAGGATCATTCTTTCCTTCAAAACAACCTTGTAATAATATTTGACAGTTTCCCGGTTTCTTCCATTCTGGGTTTAACTTATCAACTGTTTCTTCCACTTCTTTGTTTATCTTTTCTATATCAATATCTTCTTTGATTGACATAGTTCTTTTAGTACTTCCTAATCTAACTCTTAGTGGTGGTTGGGCTTTCCTTAATCTTTCTACATCTTTCATTGACATAGTATTATCCAATTGACTTCTGTTCGCTTTAATTCTCAAATTTTCTAGGTAACTATAATCTGGTATTTCCATTTATTATTATCCCTTGTGGTACAACATTTATTATTATACAGCATTTTTTCAAAAATGTCAACTAAAAACTTCATTAAAAGTAATTTTATATAAAGTATATGTCCAAGTAAGTTCTTCTCCCGACTCAATATCTTTTGAAGCACAAATCCACCACGAGCCATCTTCCATTAATATTTTACTACAATTGGGGTCATCAGAATGATTTCCGAATCCACCTAGAGGTGTGCGAATGTATCCATCTTCACTTTCTTTTCGAGGATGATGTGTAATCCCAATTAATGAATTGGCTTCAATTTTCTCTGTTGCAAAAAGTCCAAGTCCACTAATAGGAGATTTTTTAATTGTTATATAATCTGGAAGAGGGTTATACATTTATATTATCCAGATGTTTTACTAATAAAGGGTCTATATAATCCTTATAAGATTGATTTCTAACAGTATCTAAAATAACTAATTCTCTTTTAAACTTCTTATAATCCCCGTTATGATTATTAATTGCATTTTGTATTTGACCAACTAAATTATGAATATTAAATCTATACCACTTCTTATATTCTTTCCCTTTTATAGTTGCATGCACAGTATCTGAATCTGCCACAGTTGATATACCTGAATCTATTACTTCTATAAGCCTATCTAATGATTCTTCTAAAAGTTCTATGGGAATATTTCTAATTGATGTTCCCCTATTACCTGGAAACATTTCTGCAAAATGAATATAATAATTAGGGACCTTATGATATATACATTTATTACATATCCATTCTATATAATCTGCAGCATTCAAAACATTAATACCAGATAACACCATATTAAAATATTGATGTTTAATATTATTACATGTACTTAGATATCTATCTAGACTTTCATTTAATTCATTCCAATCAGAATGATGTCTGATATAATTATAAGTTCTTTGTGTGCCGTCTATACTAAATGTATGACCCTGTTCTTTAAAGTTGTTTAACAGATTTGCTAACTCAGGTGTAAATTGAGTAGCATTAGTATGGAACTTTAAAGTTGTATTTTTAGCAGTGCCATCTTCAACATACTTTTCTAATACCTTTACAACTCGTCTATCATAAAAAGGTTCTCCACCAGATGCTTTTAACATTTTTATCTGATGAGTATTATTCATTAACCAATCAATTACTTCGTTAGACTCTTTATCATAGATAACACCTTTCTCTATTGGCATTGCTCTATCACTTACTCTCATAAATTCATCGTGGGTTCCGTTAGCACGCATTGCCTCTACATCCTTACCTATCTGATGAGAACTTCCTATATTGCACATTCTACAGGCTAAATTGCATAGGTTAGAAAGGGATATGTCAAACTCAAATAAACCATCAGTTTCTTTACCTCCATCAAAATCAGAACATTGTCTAAACGATTCTAAACCTTTTTCTTCCATCTTCCAGCAGACAGTACATGCTTCATTCTTTATGCCATTTGTTAAATCGTTTCTTAGCTTTTCGTATTGGGGAGAATTAAATATGTCAAGGGGATTCATTCCTGCTAGCTCCGTTTCGGAAAGACCCATGTTGTAATGCATATCTGCAGCCTCTCCCTTTTGTTCCACAGGGTTCATCATCATGCAACAAGGTGTAACATTAGTTGGTCTCTTACCATCGCCAGACCACTTCTTAAAGGTCATAGATTTAAATGGATAATGGCAATATGTTGGATGGTCTTTAGGATTCATATATAAAATAATATATCTGTCACTTCATTATTCTTATATTGATGGTGAGAATACATACACTTACTACAGACTTGACTAAACCCTTCAATATAACCAACGCGGGCCATTATATTATCTGCTATATTATATTCTGTAGGTTTAGAACAAATCCTACAAATTTCTATTTCTGATTCTTCTTTTTGATCTGTACTATCCATCCGTGGCCTCCGCTCCTGGCTTTAGTGTCGTTTACCCAACAAATCTTAATCTTGTTTATAATGTCCATCTGACAAGTAATAAATCATCGCATCGATCAAATCGGGAGCACCCCAAGATATCACCAGCCATAATATTATCAAACAAACACTCATAAATCCACATATAGTGGAAACGTTATTTTCATTCATAAGTCATTTTCTAGTTCTTTTCCTCTTTGGATACTGATCTTTTATCACCGTATCCATCTTTGTACCAACCACCACCTTTGAGATGAAAACTTCCCAAACTCATTATTCTAGTAGATATTTGCCCACAAAGAGAACATTCTATTGTTTTGGTTGTTGAGGTGATTTTGTCAAACTCTTCGGTTATTTCATCACATACGTTACATCGATATTCATATATTGGCATTATTATTTACTCTAATTTCCTTTTCTTCTTCTGCGAACAAATAATCTTGCTCAAAATTTTGACATGAACTTAGCAATTGGTTGAACGAATGGTAGTAACAGTATTGCCATGAGCATATTGACTCCTGTATGCACCATCGCAATTTGTTTAGTGATTCCTTTATGTTGTTTTATTATGCAGGAAATTGTAATCCTTTTTCTTCCATTAAATCTCGAATATCATCTCTGATATGTTCAAGGGCTTGTTCACCAGTTTTATATTTTTCGGGTTCATACTTCAACAAAGAGCGTATCTTTTGGTCTATGTCCCAAGCAAGTAATGCCCAATCCATTGCTTTGGCGGCAACATCAAACTCTTCCTTATCATCTGGTAAATTAAATTCTAATATAGCTTTCATTCTGTTCCTACTTTTTTTACTTCTTCATCTTCTATATACTCAAATCCCATCTTCTCTACTTCATCTAAAGAATATGGTTCTGCTCTACACTCTGCGGCCACTTCCTCTTTTTTTTCGCCTCTGCGATAAGTAATAAAGGTGTCGCATTTATCACAATGTGTATAGAACTCCTGCACTTTATCGGGGTCAATCGTGTCTAAATTACACAGATAATTTTTTGATTGCCAAGACACATCATTTGCCCCACACTTCGGACATTTTATGTCTACGTTTATTTCATCATACATTCCCATATTATATTATTTTTTATTAGAGATGTCTATAAATTTTTTAGAAATCTTATTAGCTTCATTTATATCTATTGATAATTTTTTTTTGTTTATTTTAGACCATTTCGCTTCTTTTTTAGTGTCAAAATAGAAATCACCCCTTTCTATAATTTCTTTTAGGTTAGGAGCCTCACCCAATACATCATAGGGGGTCTTTTCTACTACAATAGCAACATGAATTTCGGGTTCACGCAGTGAACCATATGTCATATATTCAACTTTATTCACGCCTTTGGTGTGTTCAAGAAATGTTCCTAACCCATAAGCAAAATCATAACAACCCCCCTGTAAATACCAACTAATATCTTTGCTGCCCCTGAAAGTAATTATAATGTCATCAAGACTTTTTCCATTAATAACAAGTTGTTCCGTTATATATTGTCTAAAAGTTTCCAATTTTCTCCTTTTTTTGTTGTTCTATCGTACACTGCTTACTATTATTTATCACTATGGAGGAAATCTCAACTCTCGGTATCATATCTTTTTCTCTGGCTGATCATGTAGGAATCGAACCCACATCTTCAATTTTGGAAATTGAGGTTTTACCATTAAACTAATGACCAATTATACTAACAAGGCGTTGGTAGGCGTGGGTGGATTTGAACCACCTTTGGAAGTATATAAGACTCCGAGCTTAACCAATTAGCAGACACGCCCAGTATCACTAAAATATGGCGGCCTTTGAGGTATTTGAAACCTCCCTAAATGCTTGACAAGCATTCGTGCTACCACTACACCAAAAGGCCAAATTGTGGTGGCGGGAGTGAGAATTGAACCCACTTTATACCTGCTTATGAGACAGGTCAAGATGCCTACCTTGCCTCCCGCTATTATTATTTATGAGTGAGCGAGTAGAGGGATTCGAACCCCCACCAAAAGATTGGAAATCTCTTGTGCTACCCTTGAACACCATACTCGCAGTCTATTATAGTTATTTTGCCAGAATAGTTAGTTCGTCAAGTTATTTCTCAACTTTTTTTCACTGGCAGAGCCGACAGGATTCGAACCTGTGGAAGTTTTATTAAACCCCTCTTCATTAGCAATGAAGTGCTTTAGGCCACTCAGCCACGACTCTATTAATTTTGGCGGAGGACACAGGATTC